TATCAATCAGATAAAAGACTTACAGGCTAAAGCTGCTAATCTGAAGTTTCAACTAGACCAGATTACAGTGGCCCAGAACGCTTTTACAAACTCATTGATACAATCTGTTAAAGGTGAAGAAGATCCTAAAGAAGAAAAGGCTAGCTAATGTTAGGTGCATCTGCTCTATCTGAATACTCTATTGCCGATCAGGGTATTCTATTAGCAGGTGTATCCGAAATGAGTGGTATTGCCTCCAGTGCTAATGCAGCTATTGGTGTTATGTCGGGTGTTATTACAGTTAGTAGTAATTTTGCTCAGACAACAAACGCCATTTACATTAGTGCTGGTGCAAATGCAGAGTTAAGCACCGACACTGTAATGACATCAGCTGGTCTTAGAGCAAGATTAGGTGTGTCTGAGATAGAGTCTGCATTTACAAAAACATCAAATGGTATTATGATAGGGTCAGGTGTTGCTACCAAAGACTTTAACTTTTCTCAAGCGTCAGTTGGAGATTTACTGTTTGTAGAAATAAATGCAGGTGCAACTCCAGAGAATTACACAGCCATTACACCTAGTGGCACAGAGACATGGACAGAGATAAATCCGTCTGGGTCTGAGACATGGACAGAGATAGACACAGAGTGAGGTAAATATGGCAAGTACATATACAGCAAACACAGGTATAGAAAAGATAGGTTCTGGTGAGCAAGCGGGAGCCTGGGGAACAACCACCAATACAAACTTCGACATCATAGATGATGCATTGAATGGTGTTCTTACTTTAACCATATCTGGAAACACAACATTAACTACAGATGATGGTACAGTTTCAAATGGACATCATAAAGTGTTATTGTTAACGGGTTCACCTTCTAGTGCTTTCAATCTAACCATAGATCCTAATGACCAACAAAAATGGTATTTTGTAAGTAATAGCACTGGACAAACTGCCACTATACTACAGGGCGGTGGTTCGGGAACCACGGTTAGTATGGCAACAGGCACTTCAGCGATTGTGTATGCTGACGGAACAGGTTCAAATGCTAACGTAGGAAATATATCTACTGATGTTTTAGGGGACACATCCCCACAATTAGGTGGTAATTTAGACACTAATGGTAAGAACATAAATTTTGGTGATTCTGCAACAGCGGGAACAGATGACACACTACAGTTTGGTGCTTCTCAAGATTTAAAAATATATCATCACGCAACAAATGGTTCTTTTATAGTTGACAGTGGAACTGGGAACTTAAATATATCTGCTAGTCAAGTATCTTTATTAGGTGGTGCTGATGGTGCAGAAACAATGGCTACCTTTGCTGATGATGGAGCGGTAACTCTTTATCATAATGATAGTGCAAAGTTAGCAACATCTGCTACAGGTGCTTCTGTAACAGGAACTTTGGCTGCTGATACAGCGGTTACGGCTACAACATCTATGACAACAGCGACAATGAATGCTACAACAGTTGATTTAGGAGACTATACAATTACTGAATCGGCGGGGACTTTAAGAATTGCCTATCAAGGAACAAACAAATTTAAATTAGATAGCAGTGGTAACTTAACTGTGACTGGAAATATTACAGCTTTCGGATCAATCTAATGGCGTTAACTGGTTCTGGAACAATAAGTCTTTCAGACATTCGGGATGAATTTAGTCCTGGGAGTAATACACCTGTTTCTATGGGCGATTATTATCGTCAAGGAACTAAGATCAAAGCCAAGGCTGGAAACAATACTGCCACACATTTAGCAGCTAACGTGCCCACAAGTGGTGCTTTATCTCTTGATGATTATTATGGGGCGGGTATAGGTTTTCAATTTACTATAGCTTCTGATACAACGAATCAAAATGCATCAACTATATTTGGTGATGACTATGATTTAGATTATCCTAAGTTTATAGTTGTTAACTCTGGTGTTACAGTAGGAGCAACAACCACAAGCACTTATGCTATCAATGTCCCATCTGGCGGTACTGGAGATATTACTATAACAAATAATGGTAATATCTATGGTAAGGGTGGAGCAGCTGGTGGTGGTACTGGTGGTGATGCTATTTTTGCAGGTTCTACTTGCAACATAGTTAATAATGGTAATCTTAAATCTGGTGGTGGAGGCGGTGGTAACGGAGGCACTGGTGGTAATGGTGTTGTTGCTGCGGATGCTTCTTTAAATAATTTTGTAGATGAAGGTGGAACACCTTATGGTAGTGGAAACACACCTAATAATGATGCTCCTTCTTGGTTTGATGCAGGGTCAAAACCTGGATATGGTGGTAGTAATGATTTAAATGGTCAAGGTGTTGTTGGGGATAGAAAATGGTGTGGTGTAGATTTAAACGCATTGCAATCAGGTAGAGTTAATAATAGCTGGGGATTTTTTACAGACTCTTCTTTTTTTAGAGGTTCTCTTGCTAACAGAGGTCCCTTTTATTGTTCTTTCCAACTGGGAACATCAGGAACATATACATTAACGCAAGCTAGTATAACTTCTACATATGGTTCTGGTTATGGAACACCAACTGTTAATATGAGCACAAGCAACACTTCTGCTAGTCAAGGTCAAGGTGGTGGTACATACACTCAAGGTCAAACAATGAACTTGAATGCAAATACAACATATTATTTAGTTGGCTATTTAAGTAATATTGGTGGTGGAACTAACTTATATTATAATAATTTTGATATTAAGTTTAGTCTTAATGTTAATTCTGTAACGACTGGTGGAACTGGAGGGTCTGGTGGTGCAGGAGCTAGTTATAATTCTGCTGCTGGTAGTGGTTCTTCTGGTGGTGCAGCAGGTGGCAGTAACGCAGGAGCGGGTGGTGCAGGAGGTAATGGTGGTGCACTAGGTCAAGCAGGTTCTAATGGGGTTAGTGGTAGTAATGGATCGGGAACATCAATTACTTTTCCGTCTACTGCTCCAACAAATGGTTCTTCTGCTCAAGCTGGAGGTGCAGCAGGTAACTATATTAATGGCTTTAGTAATGTTACACTAACAGGTAGTGGAACACAATTAGGGAATACAGCATAATGCCTATTACTAAATTAAAATTTAAACCAGGAATTGTTTCTGATATTACTGCTGAAAGTAATGAAGGTGGTTACGTTGATGGTGATAAGGTAAGATTTAGATTTGGTTTTCCAGAAAAGATTGGTGGTTGGACAAAATATACTACCAGTACTTTTGAAGGTTCTGCTAGACGTTTGCATAATTGGGTGACTTTAGATGGTGCAGACTTACTTGGCATAGGAACACAATTAAAATATTACATTGAAGAAGGTCAAGGATTTAATGACATCACACCTATTCGAGCAACAACAAGTGCAGGGGATGTGACTTTTTCAGCTACAAATGGTTCAACAACAATAACTGTTTCGGATCCAGCACATGGAGCAAATGAAAATGATTTTGTAACCTTTTCTGGTGCAGTTAGTTTAGGGGGCAATATTACTGCTGCCATTCTTAATAAAGAATATAAAATTGTATCTGTTATAAGTTCTAATTCATATACAGTTACGTCTGCTATTGCAGCCAACTCTTCTGATACGGGTAATGGTGGTTCTAGTGTTGTTGGGGAATATCAGTTAAACACAGGTCTTGATGTGACCGTTGGTGGTACTGGTTGGGGTGCTGGACAGTGGAGTGGTACAACCAATGGTGCTTTATCCACAACTTTAAACGAAGCTTTAGATGCTTCTGAAACAGGTGTGGATGTTGTTGATGAAACAGGTATGACAACAGATGGGGATGTTATTTTAATTGATAACGAGTTAATGCTTATCACGGCTTCTGCTGACGATAACACAATAACAGTGACCCGTGGACATAGTGGCACTACTGCTGCAACACATGACAATGGATCGTTGGTTAGATTAGCCACTGGTAATACTCTTGCAACAGATGACTTTGTTGGCTGGGGCAGTTCTGCATCGATCACGGTACCTGGTGCACAGATCAGATTATGGTCACACGATAACTTTGGAGAAGATTTAATTCTTAATCCAAGAGACGGTGCTATTTATTATTGGGATAGAACAAACGGATTAAGTGGAAGAGCGGTAAAATTAAACACGCTTGCTGGTACAAAAACAAGTATACCACAAAGAGCCAAACAAGTTCTTGTATCTGACCAAGACAGACATGTTATCGCTTTTGGTTGTGATAACTTTGGAACAGATTTAACATCTCCTGATGGAGACGGGGTACAAGATCCACTGTTAATTAGATTCTCATCACAAGAAAATCCATTAGATTGGTTTCCGACTGCTACAAACACAGCTGGTGACTTAAGACTTGGTGGTGGGTCGACCTTTGTTCAAGCTGTTGAAACAAAACAACAGTTGCTTGTTTTTACAAATAAAACATTACACGCTATGAAATTTATAGGTCCTCCATTTACTTTTGGTTTGCAAGAGCTATCAAAGAACATAACCATTATGAGTCCTTCCTCGGCTATTGCAGTAGAAGACGCAGTGTATTGGATGGGAGTTGACACTTTCTATGTGTATGGAGGCGGTCAAACTGTACAATTACCATGTACCGTGAAAGACAAAGTATTTTTAGATTTTAATTTTGAAGAGCGTGACAAGGTTCATGTGGGTGTTAACTCTGAGTTTAGTGAACTTCTGTGGTTTTATCCTTCATCCAGTAGTACAGAAATAGATAAGTATGTTGCTTATAATTACTCGGAAAAAGTTTGGTATTATGGTACAATGGCTCGTCAAGCATGGCTTGACAGAGGTATTAGAACATTACCAGTAGCAACAGGTGATCAATATTTATATAATCATGAAGTCGGATATGATGATGACGGATCAGCTATGACATCTTTTATTGAGTCTGCACCTATAGATATTGGTGACGGGGATAAATATGTTTTTCTAAATGAAGTTGTGCCCGATATAACTTTTAATGGATCAACTAGTTTAAATCCAGATGTAGACTTTACTGTTAAGGCTAAGAATTTTTCTGGTGGTAACTTTTTGCAAACTCAGTCTGGAAATACACAAAGAACAGCCACTAGTCCAGTAGAACAATTTACAGAAAAACTAAACTATCGTTTACGAGGTAGGTCTTTTGCCTTACGAGTTGATTCTACATCTTTAGGTACAAAATATAAGCTTGGAACACCTAGAGCCAATATAAGACAAGATGGAAGACGCTAATGTTAGTAACCAGTATTCCTCAATATATTCAAGGTTTAACAAATGCAAAAGTTGATCTAACAACAACTGATAACACTATTTTATATACAGCACCCACTGGGGCTGAGTCTAATGCATCTATTATTAGCTCTATTTTAGTGCACGATAGTAGTAACAATGGCGATACTTT